TTACCTGGTACAGCGAATGTGATTGGTTCCTTTACAAATGAATTCCGTCAAAGACAGAAAACAAATGTAGGACCAACTTTGATACAGGATGCTATGGTCAAGCGTGGGTACGAACCTAATCGTTATCCACCTACTATGACTAAGGCACCTTGGATTAAGGCTTTGAATGATATCTGTCAACCTGTAACTTCTCTAAATTCTGACGTTTTGTTGGAGGCTAAAGAAATGTTTATTAGGGAGACAGCACACGTTGATGTGTCTCATCTCAAAGTATATTCTCTGCACGTTGCTATCAATGGTGCTCCTGGAGTCCAGTACTGTGATGCGTTGAATCGCAATACTAGTGCTGGTGCTCCATTTAAGAAGTCCAAGAAGCATTATATGTATTATATTAATGAAGCAATTTCCACTGATATGGATGTCATTGACGAAATTAAAGATGGAATTAGTGATTTGATTGATACGTATAAACGTGGTGAACGGGGTCATTCTGTGTTCTGTGGACATTTGAAGGATGAACCTATTCCTCTTGCTAAATTTCTGATAAATGATGTGCGCAATTTTACAGCGTCCAACATTATTTTGACATTGACTACTCGCATGTATTTGCTACCAGTTATTGTCACTATGCAGAAAAATAGATTTGCTTTTGAAGCTGGTCCAGGCACTGTTGTACAGAGTCTGGAATGGGAACAGATTAAGCATTATCTAACTCAGTTTGGGGAAGATACCATGATTGCTGGAGACTACAAGAAGTTCGATAAACGCATGCCCGCTAACGTGATCTTAACAGCCTTTGATATCATTATTGATATGTGTCAGAGAGCAGGTTACGAAAGTGAGGATATTAATGTTATTCGAGGGATAGCCTATGACACGGCGTTCCCCACGGTTGACTTTAATGGCGACTTAATTTAATTTTATGATAGCAATCCATCCGGACATGCTCTAACTGTTACTATCAATGGTATTGTTAACCCCATTTACATGAGGTACACATATATCATTCTTAGACCCGTAACTGAAAAACGGGATTTTAAACAGCTAGTAGCTTTAATGACTTATGGTGATGATAATGCTATGGGTGTGTCTTCTGAGGCGCCTTGGTATAATCACACTGCAATTCAAACAGTTTTGGGTGATGCAGATATCGTATACACAATGGCCGAAAAGGGAGCAGTCTCTAGGCCATATATTAATCTCTCCGAAGTGTCTTTCCTCAAACGCACGTGGCGTTATGATGAAGATATAGGAGCAGTTGTTGCACCACTTGATCACTCTTCTATAGTGAAGATGTTGACCATGTGTGTGTATAAAAAGAACATTTCGCGTGAATGTCACGCTATAGCAGTTATTTCGACTGCGATAAGAGAATATTTTTGGTATGGTAAAGAAACCTTCCAAGAAAAATCTCAAATGTTTTTAGATGTCGTCAAAGAGTGCGAGCTTGAGATGTATGTCGAAGAAGATACCTTTCCAACATGGGAGGAATTGAAGCGTGACTTTTGGGAACGCTCCAAACATGTTGTAGGTAAAACTCACGTCTTTAAATAGGCGCTAAACGAGGAGTAAACCTTAGGCAAAAATCACGAGGAGTAAACCTCAAACAAAAATCCGTAGATTAGGCCAGCCCCCTATGACACGTATACACGGCACCCACAAATTTAATTGAGGAGTGTGACTGTAGAATCACACAATGTCGCGTGTTAGTACAAAAACTGACACCTAGCGCCCACTTAGGTAGTGGGCATATATGTATGCAATTACAATCTGATGTACAGGAAGAGAGTGCTGATACTGTGGCGTTTGTTGATTCAACAGCGTCGTATGTGGAAAATTATTCCACGCCAGCATCTCAAACCATGTTACATGATCAAACCACGGCATCCGATATGCAGAAGTTCTTAAACCGTCCTGTACGAATAAAGAATTTTACATGGAGTGAAGCGGACCCACAAGGTATCTCTATCACAATTTACCCGTGGCAATTATTCCTTAGTGATCAACGTGTGAAAAATAAGCTTAACAACTTTGCTTTCATAAACTGTAAACTTAAGGTCAAATTTATGGTAAACGCATCCCCGTTTTATTATGGGAGTATGGGTGTATCTTATAGACCTTTAATAACTTACAACATTGATAACATTAAGAATGATATTGGC